AGATCGACACCGTAACACCATCCATTGCCAATAAGGCATTTCCTAAAATCCTCGGTCGTCTGCGCAGCGGTAATGTCCGGCAATTTGCAGCAGCATCCACACCAGAAGGTTTTAGGTGGATGTGGAACACATTCGGCAGCGATGAGGCCAGACAGCGTAAAGATCGCCGGCTTGTCAAGCTGCGCACCAATGACAATCCACACCTGCCGCCGGACTTCATTGATCGGCTGCAGGCCAACTACGACCCGAACATGCTGCGTGCATATAGGGACGGAGAGTTTGTAAATCTCACCACGGGATGCGTCTATGACCGCTTCGATCGCGCCAAGCACGTCATCACCGACCTGCCGGACCTCGACCGCGAACCGCTCAGGGTTGGCGTTGACTTTAACGTTGGCAACATGTCGGCTGTTATCGGCATCCGCACTGCTAAAGGGCTGGTCATCATTGACGAGATCTCAGGTGCTCATGACACCGATCAACTTGGTGCTGAAATTCGCAGGCGGTACCCAGACCATCGCATCTACGGCTACCCCGATGCCAGTGGCGGTAACCGCAGCACTAATGCAACGCAAACGGACATCCAGATCCTTGAAACCTATGGCATCAGCAACCAGTCACCACGCGCCAACCCGCCAGTGCGTGATCGTGTCGCAGCAGTCCAGGCGCTACTAGAAAATGGCAAAGGGCAGATCCGGTTGCAGGTGTCAGAAACTTGCAAGCGCATGATCGAATGCCTAGAGCTGCAGTGCTACACCGAGAAAGGCGAACCCGACAAGGATGGTGGCCATGACCACATGAATGACGCACTCGGCTACTTGATCTGGCGTGAATTCAACCCATTACATGCTGGTGCCGGCAGATCGACAGGCATTAGGATATACTGAGCAAGCCCAGCACACCCATACCAAATGCTGACCGGATCTGAGCTACTCGCAAAGCTGAAAGAACTAGGTGATGCCTCCAAATCAGTGCTTGTCCGCGAATGCGGCTATGTAAGCACCAAGAAGGATGGCACCGAACGGTTGAACTTCACCGCCTTCTATGAGGCGCTATTGGAGGCCAAAGGCGTTGCCTTGACATCTGAAAAGAAGCCGGGTCGTAAACTTAGCAACAAGGCTAAGGTGCAGTTTAACGGTAACCTGTTGGTTGGCTCTGCTTATGTCACGTCAATGGGCTTCCAACCCGGCGATGAATTTGACATCAAGCTAGGCCGCACCAGCATTACGCTGTCGGCGGTACCCGCTTAAACTGTGAACACTGCGGGCGATTAAATGTATTCAGGTTATAACTTCTACGATCGCCCGCTTGCTCAACGGCAGGTCACGCAGGTTAGTGATCCGAACACCGCATGGTATGCGCAAGAGCCGCATTGGATCCTGATTGAAGATCTGATGTCCGGCACCTACGGGATGCGCAAGAAGCACCGCCGTTACTTGCCGCAAGAGCCCAGGGAGCTTGATGAAAGTTACGACAACCGCCTAGCGCGTAGCGTCTGCCCGCCTTATTACCAGCGCCTTGAGCGGATGCTCGCTGGCATGTTGACGCGCAAGCCAGTGCGGCTTGAGGACACCAGTGATGTGATCACTGAGCAGCTATTTTACGTAGACATGCAAGGTAATGACCTGAATGTATGGACCTACGAAACTGCCCGCAAACTGGTGCGTTATGGCCACATTGGCACGTTAGTTGATGCGCCGCAAGATGGCGGCAGGCCATACTGGGTGACTTACACGCCACGGCAGATCCTAGGCTGGCGCACTGAACCAAAGGATGGCCAGCAGGTGCTATCTATGCTGCGGCTATCGGAAACTGTCACCGTCCCAGATGGTGAGTACGGCGAGAAGGCAGTGCAGCAGATTCGGCTGCTAACGCCTGGTGCATATCAACTTCACCAGAAGGGTGATGACGGTGAGTTTCGCATCACTGATGAAGGCACCACCAGCCTTAGCGAGATCCCATTCTCCATTGCATATAGCAACCGTGTTGGCTACCTCGAATCACGGCCGCCGCTGGAAGATATTGCAGAGCTAAACCTGAAGGTATATCAGGTGCAATCAGACCTTGATAACCAGCTGCATATCTCAGCGGTGCCGATGCTGGCATTCTTTGGCTTCCCATCAGCCGCCGAGGAGGTATCTGCAGGCCCAGGAGAGGCGATCGCATTTCCTGCTGAAGGCAAGGCAGAGTACATCGAACCCAAGGGCACCAGCTTCGACTATCAGTTCCGCAGACTAGAGCAGATCGCTGCGCAGATTAACGAGCTAGGGCTATCGGCGGTGCTAGGCCAGAAACTCAGCGCCGAGACTGCCGAGGCCAAGCGCATTGATCGCAGCCAAGGCGACAGCACCATGATGGTCTTTGCCCAGAACGTGCAAGATATGATCGACAACTGCCTGCAATACCATGCGCAGTATCTCGGGCAAACTGCTGCAGCCGGCAGCTGCTACGTCAACCGTGACTTCATCGGCGCACGTTTGGAGCCACAGGAGATCCAGTCGCTGCTGCAGTTGTACACTGCAGGCACCATCGCCCAGGAAACACTGCTCCGTCAGTTAAGCGACGGCGAGGTGCTGGGGGATGACTTTAACGTAGATGAAGAACTGGAGGCTACATCTAATGCGGGGCTTGATTTACCGGCTACTCGACTGGATAACAGATCGCCTAGTGGACGTAATGATTCGGATCGACCCGCAGAAGAGCAACAGGAAGACGACACTTGATTACACCGTCTCTGCGCTGCCGGAAGAAATCCTGGCCATTGTGCGCATCAGTTGGTACAAAGATGGCCGAGCAGATGAGGTAGATGAAACTGTGCTGATGGAAGATGGACAGAATGGATATGACGCATTTGCAGCGTTAGTTACAGGCTCATTACGCCAGGGCGCAAATGTAAGCATCCGCTCAGGATATGCACCGCAAGACCTAGGCATTTTCCAATGAGCACGCCAGAAGCGTTATATCGCAATGCAATAGACCTGAACCGCTATAGCAACTCTGTAGCTAGGCGGGTGATCAACGCGTACAACGACATCATTATTGATGCGGCCAATCAACTGCGCACTATTGATGAGTTAGCTGCACCAGTCAAAGCAGCAAGGTTGCGGGCAATCCTGGCGCAACTCAAGGACAGCCTGGCAACGTGGGCAGGTGATGCAACTGAAGTGATGGTGCCAGAACTGCAGGGGCTAGCGGAGTTGCAATCTGAATTTGTTACTGAGCAGCTACGCCGTGCATTGCCGGCTGGCAGCCGCGATGCAGTGCGCACCGTGGAGATAAGCCCGCAATTTGCGCAATCAGTGGTCACCACTGACCCGACGCAGCTCAACGTGGTGGTGCTATCGGATGATCTGTTCAAGTCCGTCTACGGCACCGAAGCCCTGGCGCAGCAGGCCGGCACCGGCACGTTCAACCTCACCGCACCCCGTGGCGCCACCATCACGCTGCCCAATGGCAGCACCGTGGAAAAGGCATTCCGCGGCATTGCCGTTGATCAGGCGGAGCGATTCAGTCAGGTGGTGCGCAATGGCCTGTTGACCGGCGAGACGACACCATCCATTGCCAAGCGGTTGATCGGGAGCCTAGAGGGCAGCGGGCAACGGCTGACATTCGGCCAAGAGCCGCGAATGATCACCAAGCCGCTTCGGAAGATCATTGCTGCTGGTGGCGAGCTGACATCCGTAACCGACAACCAAGTCATGGCTCTAGTTCGCACCAGCATCAACCAGGTGGCTAATACCGCCAGCCAGCAGGTGTATGAAGCAAACCAAGACATCACCAAGAAATATCGATATGTCGCCACGCTGGATACTAGGACTAGCGCAAGGTGCGCAGCATTAGATGGTCGTGAATTTGAATATGGCCGTGGTCCGATGCCACCGCAGCATTTCAACTGCCGCAGTACCACAGTGCCAATCATCGATCCAGACATCCTGCCGCCATCAACAACAGCCACACGCGCTAGCAAAGATGGCCAGGTGCCAATCAACCAAAGCTATGGCGAATGGTTAGCTAAGCAGCCGCGTAGCGTGCAAGCTGATGCGCTTGGCCCCGGCAAGGTTGCATACTTCAACCGTCTTGCCGATAAGTATGGCCCACGCAATGCCATCGCAAAGCTAGTGCGGGATGATGGCGCAGAGGTAACATTAGAGCAGCTCCGCAAACGATATGGACCTGCCTAGCCTCCGGCATTTTGGTAACCGTGGCATTTTCTATATCAGCTCTGACCCAGTTGAGGCGCTTGTGGGCGATGCATGGGTGCCGGCGATCTACACCGATAAAGGTTGGGCTACTGCAGATGGCGGTACACTGATTACAGTTGCTGAATGGCGTCATGCCACTCAAGAAGGGCAAATCCAAAGATGTAGTATCAGCCAACATCAAAGCGGAGATGAAAGCGGGCAAACCGCAAAAGCAAGCCGTAGCAATCGCCCTCGCAAAAGCCGGTAAAAGCCGCAAGGGTAAGAAGAAAAAGTGATCACCTACCGCGGCGAACAATTCAGTGGCTACAACAAGCCAAAGCGGACGCCTAAGCATCCGAAGAAATCGCATGTTGTACTTGCTAAAGAAGGTGACACCATAAAGCTGATACGTTTTGGCCAGCAAGGCGTTAGCGGTAGCCCGCCACGTGAAGGTGAATCAGCCGCAGCAAAGGCGCGTCGCGCATCATTTAAGGCTAGACATGCCAGCAATATTGCCAAAGGTAAAATGTCGGCAGCTTACTGGGCAGACCGCAGTAAATGGTAACCTAGAAGGGTAATTTACCCTGCGGGTAATCCATGTCTGAAGAAAACCAAGCACAGGAGCCTGCGGCGACTGATGCAATGCAACGCAGTATCGAAGCATTGGAACGCAAGAACCAAGAGCTGATAGCTGAGTTACGTGTAGCTAAATCAAAAAAACTGCCTGATGGTGTTGATGTTGACGAACTCCTCGAATTCAAACGTCGCGCTGAACAGTCCGAACTTGAATCACAAGGTAAGTACCAAGAAGCAAGGCAAGCTCTGGAGCAGCAGTACCGTGAGGCGACGGCGCAAAAGGACCAGCGCATCGCAGATCTTGAAACCCGTGTCAAAGAGCTAGAACTGATCACACCAGCCGTTACGGCATTAGCTGACATCGTCCACGATCCTGACATGGTGCTCAAAACCAAGTTGAGCAGCGATCAAATTGAACGCGATCCAGATGGCACGGTCGTGGTGGTCGAT